GTAGATTTAAACGAATCTACGGCATTTGTTGTGGTCGAGGTGACAGGACTCGAACTATGCTTCATGCTTTTAGTGATTGAAAATATAGCGGTATATTGCTATATTTTTTGCTTTATCACATACTTTTTATATTATTTCATACATTTAAAAGAAAAAGTGTGTACTTTTAGTGTGTACTTTTTAATCTACCAGTCTGTCAAAGATTTCTTGTAGATTTTTGGCTGTCCGTTCGTCATCACCGGCGATGTAGTGGGAGTATGTGCCGTAGGTGTCCATATCCTCGCTATGCCCGACAAGCTGCTTTAACTCGCCCGTTGGCAACTCTTTTGCTATGCTAACAAATGTGTGGCGCAGTTCGTAAAGACTCAGCTCCGGCAGGTCATTAGAGCGCTGATAGCGCTGCCAGCGGTGGTAGTAGGTGTGCATGGATGCCATGGGGAAGATGTACGTCTGCTTTCCAGTCACGGCTTTCTGAGCTTCCAGCACGTCCACTGCGCGTCTGGATAGCACTACCGTGCGCAATGCGTTTTCGTTTTTTCCCTGCGTGATTTGACCGTGTGCATTGATAGCCTGCTTCAGTCTGCACAGATTCCCGTCAACGTCTTCCCATCGCAGTCCCCGCATTTCACCGGGCCGCATACCTGTTAGCACTTGGAACCTGTAATAATTTATGTATTCATCGTGAACAGATTTCCCGCGCATGATGGTCGTATCCACTTTTAGCAACGTGTTCAGCGCTTCAACTGTCAGCACGTTCTTTCCTTTTTTTCTGGACGCTGCCGGAATCTGTAACACATCAAGCTCAAGCGTTATCCATTTTGATTTTCGGCAAAAATTGACGAACTGCTTACAGTAGTTGGCATAGTTCTGTAACGTCTTTTTGGATAATGGCTCTTTGCTCATTCCCTGCGGGTGGCGAAACGAATAATCTATAATTTGTTGAAAATCCTGTTCCGTAACGGATTTTATTAACTTATTTCCGATGGCTGGTAGCAAATGGGCGCGGCCAAACGATGCCATGTTTTTGTATTCTGCATCAGACACAAGTTTTTTCTGCTGTAACAACCGTTCCCATGCGTCAGAGACCTTAATGCGTTCCGTCTTTACGCCTTTATCCAACCATTCATCTGCTTTTTTGTTGGCTTCCCGCTGCCCTGTGCGCCCCGGCTTTGCGCTGGTAAACGTTTTGCGAACTCCGTCCTTCTGCACGTTGATTTGCCAACGCCCGGCGCTTTCAATCCATTTTGCGGTATTTGTCCTTTTCATATTGCGGCTCCTTTTTTTGTGTGTTATAATAATGCCGTCAACTTTTTGTGTTGACGGCTCTTTGCCCTTGTCGGTGGTACGAACACCGGCAGGGGCTTTTTTGTTTAGTAGCGGATAAACCCGACAGACACGATGCAAATGCCGACAATCAGTCGTGTATCGCAGTTTCTTTTTTTGTTATTTACATCCTCCGACAAAAAACATATTGTGAATGCAGTACAATTTTTGCAAAGGAGCGATTGAAAATGGAAAAGCTGATAAACAAGCCGCCGTCCCATCATGGGCGAAAGAGACAAAAAAGTGGTTGTCAAGTGCTGGAAATCCGATATATAGGACAGCAAAGACTTGACAAATGAGTGCTTTTGTGAAACTGTTGAAATACAACTGGCGGTTGTGTAAAATACACTTATCGGTTCTTACTTTGCATCTTTTTCACTCGTTCAATATAAGAATCTCGCCTATCTGTGTAATACGGATTTTTTATTTTCTTTAAAATAGAAAGTGCTTTATCGTATTCGCCAATTTTTATATACAAGTCAGGCAAACGGAATGTCCATCCAGAACCATTTACCAATGGCCCGCCATTTTTCCAAATCTTTTCCCAAAACTCAATTAAGAATCCAATATCTCCGGTTTGTTCAAAATACGATTCTGCATATTTCATCTGTTCAAGCTGCTTGTCTTGAGCCTTTAGATCGCGCTGTAACTTTCTAATTTCTGGATCATCAGAAACGACATCTTCAATCCTTTTTGATTGCGTTTGTTTAACAGGAATAGGCTTTTGCGGTTTCGGCTTCAGAAAGTCAAAAAAGGCCATAGTATCACAACCTTATTTAATTTTGGGGGAATCTGAAATGAAAAAAGAACCGTTGACAATCACGCAAAAAAGTACGATACTTAGTTTAAGAGAGCAGGCAAAGCAGCTTTTGCGAGAAATACCGCTAAAAGATGCTATTGCGATTTGCAACGAGGTTATAAAGGAGACAAGTAATGCGAGATAGAATTGATGTCTACAACAAGTGCGACGACAGCGAGTACAGGCAGAAAAAGGATGAAGTCATCGAAAAAATGCTGAAACTGATTGAAGTCTCCGGCATAAACTTTTACGATGCGCAAAATTTGCCGTTAGAGCTGGACAGAGCTATTGCGGACAGTGTAATTGCAGCACAGGGAAACACGGCGTTCCGCCCGCACAATGCCTTTAAGAGCCGGATTGATGATGCTCAATAAGCGCAGTTACCGCACCTTTTGCAATCGTTTCAATTACTGTAAGAGACACATTGCCCACCGCTGATAAGGTGGGCTTTATTTTTTCCTGCCACGTTTGCTGGTTAGAAACTGATGCAATAAAGTCGTGACCTTTTGGCGTGATATACATAATATAAAAAAACTCTATCGTTCTGAGTTCTTTGTCTATTCGATATTCTGCCACGATATAGCCATTTTCAGCAGCTTGCAGGCAAGAATAAAACAAATCTTCCCGTGAATACCCTTTACCCTTTATAAAAGAGGATTTTTTCAGCTTGTCAGGATTGGAGCATTCAAACTCCATGCTGCATTTATCATTCAGGAACAAACCGAGCTGTTCCTCAAGACCTAGCATAACATCTCGGACGCAATCAGGGTTTATCTTCATTGACTTTCACCTTCTTTGCGATTGCCAGCGCAATTACCATATCAAGACCTTTTCCATCTAAAGTGCCAAGCCACTGATCAATGTCTTCATAGGAATCAAGTTTTATCCCATCGCCTTGTGCGGTGGGCTTTTTTTCGTTTTTGAAATCCCCGGTCAGGTCGGCAACGGTGACTCCTAGCAAACTGGCAACATCGGCTAGCATGTGTTCTGGCAAATCGCGCCCGTTTGCTAGCATTTCAGACAAATAGCCCCGACTTTTTCCGAGCTCTGTACTAATATGCGTGAAGGCAATTCCTTTTTTCTTTGCTATTTTCTTGGCTTTTTCCACGTATCGCACACAAATCACACCGTTTCTTTGTGCATATTGCTAATTCGCTAGAAAATGCTAGAAAGCTATTTACATCTAGCATAAATGCTAGTATAATAGATAGCACAGAGGGCAACAAAAAACCAAGCCCCCTAAAATTCAGCGGACTAGCTAAAAATATGCTGTTATAAATCTCGCAAGTTCATAGTAGCATATTTTCTAGCAATAGTCAACTAGAAAGGAGCTTTTGCTAGGTGAATATTTCGAAAATTGATGCACTGTGCCGAAAAAACAATATTTCCCGCACAATCCTTGAGGAACGCGCCGGAATCTCAAACGGCGCACTTGGCAAGTGGGAGAAATCGCCTTACGGCCCCAGCATCACGACGCTAAAGAAAGTGGCTGACTATTTCGGCGTGCCGATTGATTACTTGCTAGCCGATAACTAGAAAGAAAGGAATAACCGATGCTTATTTACATTTTTCTTTACATGATTGGTCAGCAGCTCAATATGGGTACTACCTACTGGGTTCTGTTCTGGGCCTGCCTGACCGCCCGCATTGTCATTGCTTTTGCAAAGTACATGATGAACCGCGGAGTAAACAAGTTGGCTGATGAAATCATCGATTCTTGGAAGCGGTGAGAATATGGCTGGATGGACAATTACCCACAACAGCGATATTTACGCCATCCGATGCAAGGAAAACGGAAAGGTTTACATCGGGCGCACGTATAGGCTGGATGTGAGAATCCGGGAACACTTTCTTGCCTTGCGCAAGGGCAAGACTGACAAATTGAACACGACCTACAAAAAATCCGGGTTTCAGGCGGATTACAACAAGTACGGTGAAGATGCGTTTGAGGTCTACATCATCGAACAGGATGTGCCGCCAGAGAGATGCCAGGAGCGCGAAAACTACTGGATTACGTATTACGATTCCACCAATCAAGAACGCGGCTACAACTATCTTGATGAACACCTTAAAAAGCCGTTCCCTGTCGCTAAAGTTGGTAAACCTCCAGAAAGGAGTAACCGCCATGACACCTAAACTGTTTGCCACAATTGCTATCAAGGGCGCCGTGCTGGGCGGTGCGATATGCAATCTGGTTTTCACGCTCTACTTTGAACACTGGTTAAAAAGAGAGCGGGAAAAGGCCGAGCGCTTCGCCGAAAAGAGAAATTGCAGCGATTATTACCGATACAATGGCAATAGCGTTTGCGCGCTTTGCACTGGCATCGGCATCCTTTGCATCCTGCTCAGCTTTTTGAGCACGGCGCTCCGCTAACTCTGCAAGGCGTTTGGCTTGTACGGCAGTTTCCGTTGATGCTTTTTCAATATTTTTCATCGGAGCGCTTTCAAAGTCAATGTCTTTTGTAAAATCTGGAATTTTTAAATCCATACTATTTTCCCCCTTTCGCACAGTATACAACTTCTTGATATGTGTTACAAGGAGATGATGAACATGACAAACCTTGCTTTTACCGCTCTTATCAAAAGCAAGGGTTACAACAAACAGCGCCTTGCAGATGTTTGCGGCTTGTCCAAAACGCAGATGTCAAACCGCATTAACGGCGCTAATGATTGGCGCTGGCCGGAGGTTTGCACCGTCTGCCAGATGCTTGACATCTCGCTGGACGAGTTCGCAACCTACTTCCCCTCCGGGCGCGTCAAGCCCGGCAAACCGCACGCGCTCACCCGCGAGGAGCGCGTCGACAGCGTTCTTGCCGAGCTGCGCGAAATCCTTATGTAGCAGCGGCTTAGCCATGAAACGCTACAAACTGCGTTGGCAATGCGTTCCCCTGCGTTCCCCCTGCGTTGGCGTGGCTATGTTCTGCATGGAAAAGCAGCGGCTAGGCTCGGAACAGCCAGGCACAGCAATGGCATGGAGGTGCATCGCGAGGCAACGGAACTGCTTCGTTAGATAAGCAAAGGCTAAGCCGTGTATGGAGCTGCAAAGGCAAGGCTTGGTATTGAACTGAATTGCAACGGAAAAAAATGTCTCGCAGAGCCAAGGTAAGGCGGAGAGTTGCTTTGCCAAGGCAGAGCAAGGAGTAGAATTGCACCGCTTCGGCATAGCACTTCATTGCGACGCAACGGCAAAGCATTGAGATTCGACGCGAAGGCAATGCGATGCGATGCAGAGAACGGAGACGCAACGCAACGGCATGGCGGAGCACCGCATTGCGTAGGCATTACATAGACTGGCATAGGCGCAGAAAAGCAACCGATTTTATTTAAAAAGGAGACAACCACAATGAAAGTAAAAATCACCCTATTGGAAGAAGTTCTCGGTTCTTCACCCAGCAATGAAGAACTTCTCGCAACCTATATTGCCAGCAAGGCCCCCACCGGCGACCTCACCGCCGAAGAAGTGGACAATATCAAGGCGCAGAACGCAGAAGACCGCGTCACCGTCTTTCCCAAAACTGCCGACGGCACGCCGTTCCTGTATGACTATCAGGTGAAAGGCATGTTCAAGGATTCCTGCAAGATGCTTGCAAAGGCTGGCAAGGCTGGCTATGCAGGCGGCAAGGCTTGCGCATCTATCAAGGCATACAAACAGGCTATTGATGGACTCATCTTCGTAACACCGCGCGAGATTCCCTACGACCTGCACGGCATGAAGGTTGATTTCTGCGAACGCCCCCTGCGGGCGCAAACCCCGATGGGCGAACGCGTCAGCATCGCAAAGTCGGAGAGCGTTCCCGCAGGTGCAACAGCAGAATTTGAAATCGAATGTCTCGACCATAAGCTTGAGGACATGGTTCGTGAGTGCCTCGACTACGGAACAAAGCGCGGACTTGGGCAGTGGAGAAACAGCGGCAAGGGTCGCTTTGAATGGGAGGAAATCAAAGAATGATGACCAAAACAAAAACGCCGCCCCGGTGCACCACCACCGGAACGGCAAAAAAACAGAGCATCGCAAAAAGCTCTAACTGTATTCTATCACTGAAACGCGCCGCCGTAAAGCTGGCAATCACCGCAGATTTGGTGCTGCTGCTGGCAGCGCTCGGTTCTCTCAACATCCCCACCACCATCGCCGCCCTGCTGGCGCTGAATCTGCTGTGCGGGCTGTATTTCAAGGAGGAAACCAGCCATGAAGAAATTTGAACTGACCGCCGAATTTGTAACGAACGTTTTCGGGAAGAAGCTGTTCCGTATTAAGGCTCTCGTCGCTTTTGGCGACGTTGAGAAGGGAGAACTCGGCGGATTTATTGAGAAGGAAGGTAACCTCTCCCACGACGGCGATGCGTGGGTCTCCGGCGATGCGTGGGTCTCCGGCAATGCGCAGGTCTCCGGCAATGCGTGGGTCTACGGCGATGCGCGGGTCTCCGGCAATGCGCAGGTCTCCGGCGATGCGCGGGTCTCCGGCAATGCAGACTTTTCCGTCGTTGAAGGCTTTGGCCGATATTTCCGCGCGACCACATTTTTTCGCTGCAAGGATAAAATTCTCCGCGTACAGTGCGGTTGCTTTTATGGTGATTTAGCGCAGTTCCGCGAGATCGTCAAGAAAACGCACGGCGACAGCAAATACGCCAAAGAATATCTCGCAATCGCCGACTTGATGGAGCTGCATTTTTCTGATGAGGAAGAAAAGCAGGAGGCCGTCGAATGACCAGCTTCTGGGGCCATCAAGATAATCCCTTCCCGCCTGATGAACCCCGCCGCCCCCGCTGCCCTGTCTGCGGAGAGGAATGCGAAACTATCTACTTTATCCCCGTGAAATTCGGTACCGAAATTATCGGCTGTGATATGTGTTACAACCCCGACAACTTCCCCGGTGAGGATGTCCAAGAGGACGACCCTTGGGAAGACTCCCGCTGTATGGAGGACTATTATGCGCATTGATGATTTAAGCGCCCTGATTCAGGCGCACAAGCTTATTCGCGGACGTAATTGCCCTGAGTTTCTCCCATCGAATATTGGCATCAGCTGTGCGTACTTCAACGCATTGCAGGATGCCCGCCGCGTACACAGTGAGAACGTGGGAGGCTATGTTCCATTATTTGCTAAACGCAAGTATGGTCTTAGTCAAACTTATTTTCTGGCAGACAGCACTCCCGTTTATTTTTACGACCTCAAAACCCGCAAGCCGGGCACGGCCCTGCCGCCCGCCAGCTGCTACCGCATCCACCTGACGACAGAGGACAAGGAAGGAGAAGCAATCTGATGTTTAACGAAAAAAAGTCGGAATATTCGCTTAAATCCCGTCAAGAGGTCCCCGTTATCCAGAGCGCGAAATACATTGCAAGCCGCGACAAAGCATTAAAGGCCATCAACGATAGACCGTACCTAAAAGAGTCTGATTTCTGGATTTTAATGAACGAGACCAAAACCGGCAAAATGATGTACACTGGCTTGATTATCAGCCACAACGCCTGCTTGAAGATTAACGATAACATGCCGGAAAAAGACAAGTTCAACCCGGATTGCGTATCCGTTGATAAAGCTGGATATGGGAACTCTCTTGTGTTCACTTACGCCAACAAGCAGCAGGGGCTTTACGAAGTTGGCGAAGCATCCACGCAGAACTGTAAGAATGCTTACCCTTATGCGATGGCATACAAACGCTTGTTTGACCGTGTTGTTTTAAAAATCTGCAAACTTGCGTTTGACGGCATCTATTCCGACAGTGAAGCAGATGAATTTAAAGAGCGCTATGAAGAAGAACCTCAGCCGATCACAGCATCGCCAGAAGTTACCGCACAGGTCGTAAAGGACATGGCAACAACTGCGCTGGCAGGATATGCACAGCGAACCGGTAAGGACAAAAAGACAGTCCAAACAGAAGCAAAGACCTTTATTGGCAAGTTGTTTAAGGACTTCACCGTTGATGATTGGCGTAGCGTTGCAAAGGAGTTTGAACACAGAAAATGAAGCAGCAAATCTCCATCAAACAGGCCGTTGTTATCGGCAACACAGTAACGTTGGAATGTTCTGCCGCAGACTGCGACAAAGTTCGCGCTGTTCTCGATGAAAACAAGCCCCTTGCCGCCGTCATCGGCACGGCCTCACAAAAAGCGCAGCCTCTCTGCCAACGCTTACGCATGGGCGCTCATGAACCAGCTTGCCGCTAAAATTAACCGCCCTGTACTGGACATCTACCGTGATTTGATACGCGACATCGGCGGCAGTTCCGCCATCGTCACCCTCCGCGCCGATGCCGCAAAAGCGTTCAAAAACGGCTGGGAGAGCAAGGGCGAGGGCTGGCAGGTTCACAAGCTCGATGAAATGACTACCCCGCAGGGGACTTTCTACAACCTGCAATGCTGGTACGGCTCTTCCCAGTTCGACTCCTCACAGATGCACCGCCTCATTGAACTGATCGTGCAGGAATGCCAGCAGCAGGGTATCCCCACCATGACCCCCGAGGAAATCTCCAAGTTGAAAGGACTGACAGACGATGCAGACCCGCAATGAATTCGGCGTGAAGCTTGACAAGAACGGCTACGCGCCGTCGCTGTTCGTGCATGAGTCGTTCCGCTGCTATCACTGCCACCGCTTTGGAGACACCGCCCGGCATGAAATCTACGGCGGAAGCCGCCGCAAGGCCAGCAAGGCCCTGGGCCTCTGGATTAACGTCTGCCCAGGCTGCCACGCCGCCATTCATTCAAGCGGCGACCTGCAAGAGCACTACCACAAACAAGGCCAACTGCTTGCAGAAGCCTACTACCATTGGGATCACGACGACTTTCGCCGCCGCTTCTATATTAACTACTTGGAGGACTAACCTATGTTGAATGTTGTTACTATCATTGGCCGCATGGTCAAAGACCCGGAACTCAAAACCACGAAAAGCGGCAAGTCCGTCTGCTCTTTCCGCATCGCAAACGATTCCGGCTATAAGGATGCCAGCGGCCAGAGCCAGACGAACTGGCTCGATGTCACCGCCTGGGGCAAGACCGCAGAATTTGTCTGCAAATACTTCCCCAAAGGTGCCCTCATTGCCTTTGATGGCCGCTTGCAGACGCGCCAATATCAGGACAAGAACGGACAGAACCGCACAGCCGTTGAAATCGTGGCCCAGAACGTAAGTTTCTGCGGCAGTAAGGAAAGTACCAGCCCCGCTCAGCAGAACGCCGCACAGCGCCCCGCAGCCCCCTCACAGCGCACGCAGGGCGAACCCGTTGCAGACTATGCCCTCATTGAGGATGACGGCGATCTGCCGTTCTAGTGAGGTGCGCGCCATGAATGAAAGAAAGCAGCCGAGCCAGCTTGACCAGATTCTCGCCGCGCTTGAAAACGGCGATTCCCTTACCGCGCTGGACGCGCTCGAGGACTTCGGATGCAGCCGCCTTGCCTCCCGCATCACCGACCTCAAACGGAAAGGCTACCCGGTAGCCTCCCGCATGGTCACCCGCCGCAACCGCTATGGTCGGCTTTGCCGTGTCGCAGAGTACTACATGGAGGTATGACGGCATGGCAAAGGAATACATAAAACTCTGGGATAGCTACGAAAGCTATTTTGAATCTTACAGTGCCGCTGAGGTGGGGCGTCTGGTGCTTGCGATGATGAAATATAAGTCGCAAGGAGTAGAGCCCGAGTTCAGCGGGAGTGAAAAGTTCATCTGGCCCGCTATCCGAAGAGATATTGACCTTGACCGTGAATTTACCGAGAAAAAGCAATCCAGTGGCAAAAGCGGTGGCAAGCAAACGCAAGCAAGCGCAAGCACTTTGAAGCAAAGCCAAGCAAAGTCAAGCAAAGTCAAGCAGGAATACAGGAATACAGGAATACAGGAACAAGCAACTATAGCTACTACTGCTGCTGCGTGCGCGCAAGGCGAGCAATATAACGCAGATTTTGCAGACTGCATCCAGCGCTATGAGCAGAACTGTGGCTCTGTTCCACGCGCGGTTGCTGACGCGATAAGTACCGCACTGCTGAAATTTCCGGCATCGCTTATCTGTCAGGCCATCGACGAAGCCGCCGCCAACAATGCACGCCGGTGGAGCTATATCTCCAAGATTCTTGACCGTTGCGAGCAGCAGGGCATCTGTACCGTTGAAGCCTACCTTGCCGAGAAGGAACGCGCGAAGAGCTCACGCACGGCTACCCGTCAGACTGATACCACAGCCGCAATGGAGCGATTAAAGCAGCTTGCGAAAGGAGTGAACGCTGATGACTGAACCGGAAACCGCCGTTTTTCTTCTGTCCTGTACCAACTACTGGGCAAATCTCATGCGCGGCAAAGACCCTGACGAAATGACAAAAGCATGGGCCGTTGCACTGAAAGACATACCCTTGCAGGCAGCCAGAAGCGGTGCGGCCAGGCTTGCCGCCACGCTGAAATTCCCGCCTACCGTTGCCGAACTGCGCACGGCGGCAGAGGAATTTCTCCCGCACAAAATCGAATCCTTTGACGTCCTGTTCGCCCGCACCTGCCACGAATGCTTGCACTTTGACACTCCGTTTTTTCAGAAAATGCAGCGAGGAGAAATCAACCAGAAAGAGGCGCTGACGCTGAATGTCAAAGTATGAAATCATCACTTATTCCCGTTCTACCGGCGACATCGCCCACTCAAAGCGCCTGTATTCCACGCGTTGGAACGCTGAAGCCGCCCTGCGCACAGCAGGCTACGCCAAAAATCATCGCCTGCCGGGCATCTGGTACAGCGAGAAGTATTACAGCAAAGTGAAGAGAGTGATACCGTGAAAATAGGATTGATAGACGTTGACGGTCATAACTTTCCGAATCTTGCATTGATGCGGATTTCTTCTTACCACAAACAACACGGAGACACTGTTGAATGGTGGTGGAGCGATTTTGTTCACTACGACATTGTGTACATGAGCAAGATTTTTTCAGATGCTTACACAAAAGATGTGGAAGAACCATTCAATGCCGATAAGGTCATAAAGGGCGGAACCGGCTATTGCATTACGCTAGGCCCGGACGGGAAAGAACACTTCGACCAGAGTAAAAACTTCAATCTCCCGGTGGATGTCGAACGATGCTTCCCCGATTATTCCATCTATCCGCAGTTTGATTTTGCCGTGCGCGATATGGGTTATGACCCCTATGTAATGATATACGATAAGCCCCACGCGCCAAAAGAAATTCGCCGCCTCCAGCGATGGTGCAATAACAAAATCATATTTAAGTCATGCCCAAAATTTGAGGACTATAACCCATGATCCAAAAATACATTATCTCCCTGCCCCCTATTACCAAAAAGAACTCCCAGCAAATTCTTACCAACCACCGAACAGGCAAGCCGTTCATCGCCCCAAGCAGACAGTATAAGCGTTACGAGCAGCAAGCCATGTGGTATCTAACCCCAAAGCCAAAAGCCCCGCTGTCGGGCCGCTACCGCGTCGCCACAGTATTCTATATGCCGACACGCCGCAAAGTAGACCTCACGAACTTGATGGAAGCTGCCCATGACACCCTTGTCGCCGCCGAAATCCTTGCCGACGACAACAACGCCATCATTGCCAGCGTGGACGGTTCCCGCGTGCTGTACGACAAATCCAACCCACGCACCGAAATTTTTATTGAAGAATTGGAGGATGAGACAACATGACAGATGAAGTTTATGAGTACCAGCAATCCATGCAAGAACAGGCCAGGGCCGCACATCGCACACCAATTTCACCAACACGCATTGCAAGCGAAGCGGAAAATCACAAAAAAGACGGTCCATGCCAGACCCTTGTTTTGCCCAACCTGCCAAGCGTGGCGGGACGTGTCAAGTATGCGATGGGCACTATGAATTTGAGCCAGTTCTCCCAGCGTACCGGCATCAGCGGCAGCTACTTAGGCCAGCTGTGCAGCGGCAAGGCAAAGACACTCAGCGCCTACAACGCAAACCGCATTGCAGGGGCGTCCAGTATGGGCGTTACCGTCGGCTGGCTGCTGGGTCTGCCCAAGCCGGAGGAAAAGCAGCCGCCCGCCCCGCCGCCGGAGCCGGAACTGCCGGACATCCCGGATTTCTGGGAGCGACTGGAATGGGCTGTCAAAAACAGCGGGAAGACCAGAAACGCTATCAGCTATGAAATTGGCGCAAACACCGACTATATTTCATATTCGCTCAGAAACAGAAGTAAAATCCGCGCCAACAATCGACCCCGAATCCCTGCGGCCTACGGCAAAGTGGATTGACCGTGGGTATGTTTGCGGAGAACACGAATACGAATGCTCCGCTTGCCACGAAACAGAGTGGCGCACCAGCGAAAAGAGAATGAAGTATTGTATGTTCTGTGGAAAAAGGATGGTGAACACAAATGAAAATCTATAAAAGCCCTTGGGTGAGCTATGAAAGCTATTTTGTTAAAACAGGTGAAGAAGGAATTATGACTACTGGATATTCTGTTGAGCTTTTGAACGGAATTTGGATTGTTGTAAAAACGAAATATGTAACAAGAGATATAAAAATGATGCCTGTAGCTGCCGAAAATAACATTGAATTAAAAGATGTGTTCAAGGATGCAATACTTTCTGCTGTACATAATGCAAATGATGGTGAACGCAGATGACTGAATGGATAAGCGTTAAAGACAGACCGCCGGAGACGGAAACAGAAGTTTTTATCTATGCAGAGATACGCAGAGATGACAAGGTTATAGGCTATGTTACCACTACTGCTATATACGAGGATGGAACTATCCATACAGGAGAAAGTATCTGGAATTGGGACGACATAAATTATTGGGGTACTTACGACGAAGAAACCGACGACTACATCATCCCTGAAGGATGGTGGGAGGAAAGACACTATAACGACGATGATACAAGAAATCTCCAAGTCGATGATTTCGTCACCCACTGGATGCCACTTCCAGAGCCCCCGGAGGTGACCCCATGACCATTATCCTTGTTATCGCCGCAGTCTGTGTTTACGACCTGTGCGGCCTGCTCGCCGTCCTGTATATCAACCACACAGACCGAATGGACACCGTAGACGGCGCAGACAACGTTATTGTCCTTGTTTTCTGGCCGCTGCTGGTCGTAACCCGCATCGGCATTGCATGTTATAGAATCATAAGGAGGCTTCTAAAATGACTTCTACCCCCGGAGGTGACCCATGACAAAACAGCAACTAGTTGATGAATACGCCCGCAAACATCTTTGCGCGACATGCGAGTGGAAGAATGGCGATATTTGCACGCTTCCGCGCTGCATGAAACTGGAAGAAAGGAGCAAAAATGAGAGAAAGACCGCTCAACCTAGATGAATATGGAATTTCAAAAGAAAGATACCTTGAATTAAAGCACTTTTGCAAAAGATACACTGAAATGCGGTTGGAAATTGCTAGTGCAAGAGGGCTTGATGCTGTTTCAAATGACGGTTTGCCGCACGGAAACGGAAAGTCAGACCCAACAGCTAGAAAGGCGGACAGAGCGCTAAAGTTAAGCACAGATGTCAGAATCATTGAGGACGCGGCAAGAGAAGCAGACCCTTTAAACTGGTGCGCTCTTTTGAAAAACGTGACAGAGGGAAAGGCTTACGAATACCAGCCTGTGTATTGCGGCAGACGGCAGTTTTACGAAATCAGAAGAAAATTTTTCTTGCTTTTGGACAAGAAAAAAGGGTAACTGTGGGGACGTTGTCAAGTGGTATTATGAATATGCTGGGAACTGTAAAGAGGGTACATTACAGTTCATAGCAAAACCTCCTATTCTCGATACTGACAGCCGGGAAAGACCGGCATTTTATTTGCTGCATAGCCAGCCGCAAACTTGGCCTGACAAGTCAATACGGCAAGGGCGCTGCGCTCCGCAAGCTACGGCGTGGCAAAGGTGCAAGACCTATGTGCAGTACCAACAGATCGCGGCAAGCCTCTGTTGCACAAGTTATTAAAAAAGTGAATTTCATTTTTAATTTATACCGACTTGGACACAGTTAATTAAAATGAGCTTTACTTTTGGCCTACAAAAAGTGCAACACGCGCAACTGACGCGCCTTTATGCGGGTGTAGTTCAATGCAGAACTGCGGTATCCAAAACCGCAAGATGAGGGGTCAAGACCTTCCACCCGCGCCAGACGGCAGGGTCGCAACCTGTCTGTGTGAGCGTGCGCGGTATACCTCACAAATGATGACAATGGTCGTGCAAACGGCAAGCCGCACATGCCCTTGTAGCTCAATGGCAAGAGCCTTGGTGTGCCGGTTCAAGTCCGGCTGAGGGCACGTGCTGGGTCGCTCCCACCGGTGAAAGCCCGGCGTAGGAAACGCGATAGATAACCGACACCTCGGAAGATCGACGGTGCATAGCCCTATACGACAGGGCGCATACCCGATTGAACACCGATTTTGAAAGCGGAGAAGTTCGGGGACGTTTAGACGGTGACATCGAGAAAACCGTTCGGCATCTGCTTGTGCTGACTCCGTTACTGACGCAGTTACGCATCGCCGGAACCCATAACATCAAAGCAGAGACCGCGGGTAAGCGCGCGGAATACAAGTGCTGCTGAACTACGTTGCGGATTTGCTCACCGCAACGGGTGAGACCGGCATAGCAGAGACCGGTAGGGCGGGAACGCGCTTTTCCTCCGGCGCAAAGGGGTTCTGGGGGATATAAGCCTACACAAATTGTGTGGGCTTTTTGTGTTGTAAAGCGAGGTGATAAAGTGGCATCAAGAAAAAATCCGGGGGGCGCACCACCTAAATACAGAAGCGTAAAGGCAATGCAAGAAAAGATTGATGCCTACTTTGAAGCCTGTAAAGGAAAGCCGTTCTTAGACGATAACGGCGAACCGATGCGAAATAAAAACGGCTATATCATCTATGACGATAAAAAGCCGCCTACTGTGACAGGATTGGCGCTTGCGCTTGGTTTTGCATCAAGGCAGGCGCTTTTGAATTATCAAAACAAACCAGAGTTCAATGACACGATTACGCGCGCAAAGACCCTTTGTGAACAATACGCCGAAGAAAGATTGTACGACAAAGACGGCTCCGGCGGCGCACAGTTCAGCTTGCGAGCAAATTTTGGATGGCAAGATAAGCCGGAACAACAGCAGGATAGCGAGGTGCAAATTATAGATGACTTGTAAGCTATCCGGGATTGTTTCCCCTTGTTTTGCCGAAGTCCACCGCGAAATCAAGGCGGGCAATGTAAAAGAGCTTGTCGCAAAGGGCGGGCGCGGCAGTACAAAATCCAGCTATATCAGCATAGAGCTGATTTTGCAGCTGCTAAAGCATCCGCAATGCCACGCGGCGGTTTTCCGCAAAGTCGGAAACACACTGCGCACAAGCGTTTATGCGCAAATCGTATGGGCAATCAATGAGCTTGGCTTGCACGACCATTTTCGTTGCACGGTCTCCCCGATGGAATGCACCTATTTGCCTACTGGGCAAAAGGTGCTTTTTTTAGGCGTTGATGACCCCGGCAAGGTAAAGTCAATTAAAGTGCCGTTTGGTTATATCGGCATCTGTTGGTTTGAAGAGCTTGACCAGTTTGATGGTGAGGAGCAAATCCGAAATGTGGAGCAGTCCTGCTTGCGCGGCGGGGACTGGTTCATCACGTTCAAGAGCTTCAACCCCCCTGCAATGGCGCGGAACTGGGCGAACGGGTACGCCCTGAAAGCCCGCGATGGAAAGCTAATACATCATTCCATCTACAAAACAACGCCCGCAGAATGGCTCGGAGAGCGGTTCCTGGCCGATGCCGAATACTTGGAGCGCACAAACGAAACAGCATACCGGCATGAGTATCTGGGCGAGGTTGTCGGAAGCGGCACAGCGGTATTCGAAAACCTGAAAATTCAACCAATCACAGACGAGCAGTTGAAAACATTCGACAGAATCAAGCGCGGCGTTGACTGGGGCTGGTATCCAGATCCGTGGGCATACAATGCGATGCACTATGATGCAGCGCGGCGCACGCTATACATCTTTGACGAGCTAACGCGGCGCAGAACCAGCAACAGAGACACGGCGCAACTGCTTTTGGATAAAGGGCTGACACGTGAGGACAAAGTCTGCGCGGATAGCGCCGAGCCAAAGTCCATCGCCGATTACAACAAGTACGGTGTGAAAACATTCCCAGCCAGAAAAGGGCCAAAGTCTGTTGTATACGGTACAAAGTGGCTGCAGATGCTTGATGCTATTGTAATAGACCCCGTGCGATGCCCGGACACGGCAAAAGAGTTCAGCGAGTATGAATACGAGCGGGACGGCAAGACGGGGGAAGTACTGGAAGGCTACCCGGATTTAAACAACCATCACATTGACGCAGTGCGTTATGCGATGGAGAGCACAGCGAACAAGGCGGGAGACACCGCCGAAACCAGATACAAGAGCATTTTCGTGTAAAGGCGGTGAGAAGACGTGAAAACATACCAAGATTTTGTAGCGGTTGGCGAGGACGAAAAGGCCCGCATGAGTTTCATACTGGGCGCAATCAACGAGTATAAGGCCGACCATAGCACACGCCTTGCAGCGAACGCCAACAAGTATTACCACGGAGAAAACCCTACAATCAACAAATACGAGAAAATCATTTACGACATGCAGGGCAAGGCGCACCGTGACATGTACACGGCAAATCACAAGATCGCAAGCAAGTTCTTTGGTTTGGTCGTAGACCAAGAAGTTTCGTATTTGCTGGGCAACGGCGTTTCATTTCAGAAGCCGGAGACAAAAAAGGCGCTTGGTGCGACGTTTGATGAAGATATTATGGACGCTGCCCGCCATGCTTTGATTGACGGGCAGTCTTTCGTGTTCTGGAATCTCGACCATGTGCAGGTGTTCGCAGCAGAGGAATTTGTTCCACTGTACGACGAGGAAAATGGCTCCATTAAAGCCGGAATCCGTTTCTGGCAGGTGGCAGACAATAAGCCGCTACGCGCCACGCTGTACGAGCTTGACGGCTACACAGAGTATCTAAAGCCAAAAAGCGATGATATGGCGATTCTCAAGCCGAAACGCGCCTACAAGTTGAAGCTGCGCACCAGCGAGGCAGACGGCACAGAAATTTATGACGGTGAGAATTATCCCGGATTTCCCATTATCCCGCTGAAAAACGGCGAGCAGGCCCACAGCGAGCTACAGGGGCGACAGAATACCATTGACGCGCTCGACCTTGCAAGCTCCAACATGGTAAACAACGTTGACGAGGGCAACCTGATTTTCTGGGTTCTGACAAACTGCGGAGGCATGGACGAGCAGGACGATACACAGTTCATTGAGCGTCTGAAAACTACCCACGTTGCCCATGCTGACGGTGACGAGGGCGCGAAGGCCACGCCACAGAGCATCGAAGCGCCGTTCCAAGGCACGCAAGCCACCATTGACATGCTAACCAAAAAGTTATACGAGGACTTTCAGGCATTTGATTCTGCCGCTGTCAGCGCGGGCAACCAAACTGCAACGGCCATCAAGGCCAGTTATGTGCCACTTGACCTAAAAACGGACAAGTTTGAAAGCTGCGTGACGCGCTGCATCAAGGGAATTTTGGCGGTTGCCGGTCTTGATGACGATCCGACATACACGCGCAACCAGATTATCAACAAACAGGAAGAGGCACAGACAGTCTTACTCGGAGCTGAATATTACGACGACGAGTACATCACGCGCAAGCTATTGACCATCCTCGGAGACGCAGACCAGTACGAGGATTTGATGAGGCGAAAGGCGGCAGAGGAACTTGACAGAACCAAAAATCCCGATTTCGTTACACCTATGGCAAGAAATGAGCCGAATGGAACAAAATAAGGAATATTCCATCCGCATTGACGGAATAAACCCGATGGATTTTACCATTACTCCGGTTTACGTGGATGACAACATCCCGGAAAAAGAACTGAAACGGCTTGACCATTTTGAAATTTCCGGGGAACTTCCAGCTGATTGCAAATGGGAGCTTTACACCCGTGAAAAAACCTGATTATGCCCACAAACTAACAGATGAACGGCTTGCAGAGTTGGAGCGTCGCATTGCCAAAATATACGAGCAAGCGGCGGGCGAACTTTCCGAAACCGTGAAAACGTATTTTGAAAAGTTTGAAAAGCGCGATGCTGCTATGCAAGAAAAGCTGAAAAAAGGCGAAATAACCGAACAGCAGTATAAGCAATGGCGGCTTGCGCAGATAGGGCGCGGCAAGCGTTTTACGGCTCTGCGGGACAAGGTGGCAGAAAGATACACCAACGCCAATGAAACGGCTGTAACATACGTCAATGACGCCACGCCTGGCATTTACAGCCTGAACCGCAATTATGCCGCTTACAAAATCGAGCAGGTTTCCGACAAAGCAGATTTTACGCTGTGGGACGAGCAGACCGTGAAACGTCTGATTGTGGAACAGCCTGACCTTATGCCGTACTACCCGCCAAAGCGGGCATTGCAGCGCGGAATTGACCTTAAATACGGAAAGCAACAAATCACAGCAAGCGTGACAAGCTCCATCCTGCAAGGCAAAAGCATACCAAAAATTGCAAACGACCTGCAAAGCCGTATGCAGGATATGAACCGCACAAGCGCCATCAGAACGGCGAGAACGGCGGTTACAGGGGCGCAGAACGCGGGGCGGCTAGATACTTACCGCGCCGCACAAGATATGGGCATCAAGCTTAAAAAGCACTGGCTGGCAACGCTGGACGGCAGAACACGCCACGCACACGCAATGCTTGATGGCCAGACAGTAGACATTGACAAGCCGTTTAAGGTTGACGGTTACGAGCTTATGTATCCGGGAGACAGTTCAGCGCCGGGTTATCTTGTGTATAACTGCCGATGCACCCAGATTGCAGATGTTGACGGCGAGGACACAAGCAGCGGCGGCAGACGTGCCAGAGACCCCAAAACGGGGAAATCTGTGCTTGTGGAAGATATGACCTATGCGGAATGGGCGGGGTGGAAAAAAGATACTGCTGTCAACGGTAGAGATTTGCGGATTCAAAATGCACTTAAAAAGCAAGTCGCATCTGTTGCTGACGGAATCGTGCTTGCCGAAAGCAAGGGAATTAAATACGCGCGCTTTGATAAAATGACAATCGAGCAGGTAAATAACATTTTAAATGCGATTGATACCCTTCCGATGGATTGCCGCCCCGCTATGATTGCAAACGGAAAAGATATTTCTACCGCGACTGGCAGACCATTAGGTAGAAAAGCCGATCAATGGTGGGGCGTTACATACGATTATAGACAGTTTGGCATTCGTACAATGCAATTAGGGTACGACAAAACCGATTATGACGGTGGTATTCTTGTTGGACTAAATACCCAAAAATTTAAAACGATTGATGACGTAACAAAAGCAAAAGAAAAGAACAACGAAAAATATCGTGCAAAAACTGGAAATGACTGGTCTTTTAATACTGACGGCAGAGCGACAGCGTATCACGAGTTTGGACATTGTGTTGTTGATGTGCGAGGATTGCCTGAAAAATGGGAATCAATATCAAGTGCATGGGCAAAAGAAAGCAAGTGCGACATTTTAAAGACACCTGATGAAGCATTTGCAGAGGCTTGGGCTGCATATCATCTTGGCGATGAAAGATTGCCGCAAAACATTGCAGAAATCATTCAAAAAATTGCGGAGGGCAAATAAATGGAGTTTATTCCGATTTGCTTAGAATGTAATAATTTTAAGCAGTATGATAAGTGCCAATATTATGAGCCTATCCCGCAAAAAATAAAAAACCGTGAAGTTAAATGCCCGCATTTTTCCGGCGGAGATTACGAATTATTTATAGGTGCACCGAATAATGAAAATCACACTTGAAGACCACAGTGATGAAGTATTGGAAGCGCTGGAATCCGCTTGCCAGCGGGCGCTGGAAAAATGCGGGCTTGTGGGTGAGGGGTACGCCAAAAAGCTGTGCCCCGTCGACACAGGCAACCTGCGCAACAGCATTACACATATGGTCAGTGACAGCGAAAAAGCCGCGTACATCGGCACAAACAGCGAGTATGCGGTTTATGTGGAGTGCGGCACGGGCATTTATTATCCCGGTGGCCGACAAACGCCGTGGGTGTACAAAGACGCAAAAGGCGATTGGCATTTGACGCACGGCCAACGGGCAAAGCCTTTTATCAAGCCTGCCGTTGCCGAGCACGGCGAACAGTACAAAAGAATCATCGAAGCAGAGCTGAAAGGCAAATAAGCCTCTCGGCTCTTTTTATTAGCATCTACCGCGTTTGCGGCAGGTGCTATTTTTACACGAAAAAACAGCTAAGCACTGCTGTTTTGAATAAATAAAACTCAAATGGCGAAGAACCGCCACCGAAGAAAAGGAGAGAACCCCCATGGCAAAATTTACACGCGCTGAAATCCGTAAAATTATTGGCGAAAACTGTACTGACGAAATTGAGAATCAGCTGGTGGCGCTCCATCTGGGCGTTGTTGACCCGCTGAAGGACGACGTCACGCGGTATAAAGCCGATGCAGAAAAGCTGCCGGGCGTTCAGAAGGAGTTGGACGACCTGAAAACGAAGGGCGACGGCGGTTACAAGGCTAAGTATGAAGCAGAGCACAAGGCTTTTGGGGACTACAAGGCCAACGTTGACGCTGAGAAAACAACGGCTGCCAAAGAAAAGGCTCTGTCAGACGTCCTGCTAAAAATCGGCATTTCTGAAAAACGGATTTCCTCTGTTGCACGCCTTGCAAAGGGAGATGGCCTGCTTGACAAACTGGAATTGGATGACAAGGGCACTATTAAAGACGCTGCTGCGCTTGAAAAGAGCCTCAAGACCGATTATGGCGAGTACATCACCAAGAGCATCACCAAAGGCGCAGACACGTCTACTCCCCCTGCCAACGATGGCGGCAAGGCACTGACGCGGGAGGACATCTACAAGACGGACGATAAGGGCCGCTATGTACTGTCCACCGCAGAGCGTCAGGCTGCGCTTGTAAACCTCATGCAAAACGAATCTGACGATTAACAGAAAGGAGCCAAAATATGGCTGCAAAAACTAACCTGACTACCGCCGCCCAGATTACTGTCAATGCCCGCGAGGTTGACTTTGTCACCCGCTTTGGCAAGAACTGGGACGCGCTGCGCACCATCATGGGCATTATGCGCCCCATCCGCAAGGCCCCCGGCACAAAGCTGGTCTCCTATGAGGCCGCTGTTGACGGCACTCTGGCTGGCGGTACGTCCGTTGCCGAGGGCGATGAGATTCCGCTGACCAAGATGAAGGTTGCGCCCAAAACCTACGGCGACATTGAGATTGCCAAGTATGCTAAGAGCGTGTCCGTTGAGGCTGTCGCCAAGTACGGCGCAGACGTTGCCGTTGAAAAGACCGATGAGGCGTTCCTTGTCGCCCTGCAGAACAAGGTTCTGGGCGACTTCTACACCTTCCTGAACACCGGCTCTCTGGCTGTAGCTGCTACCACTTGGCAGCAGGGTCTTGCTCTGGCAAAGGGCAACGTGCTGGACAAGTTCGCTAGCATGGACCGTGATGTTACCGAGGTTGTCGGCTTTGCCAACATTCTGGACTTCTACGGCTATCTGGGCGACAAGGAAATCACCACGCAGACCGCCTTCGGCCTGACCTATGTTCAGAATTTCATGGGCTACTCTACTCTGTTCCTGCTGCCCGCAAAGTACATCGCCCGCAACAAGGTTATTGCCGTCCCTGTGGAGAACATCGACCTGTACTACATCGACCCCGCCGACAGCGATTTCGCCAAGCTGGGCCTGAACTATACCGTCGAGGGCGAAACCAACCTGATTGGCGTGCATGTTGACGGCGACTACAGCCGCGCAACTGGCGATATGTACGCTCTTATGGGCATGAAGCTGTGGGCCGAATACCTTGACGGCATCGCCGTTGCCACCATTACGCCCGCAGAAACCCGGAGCGCAAAAACTGTCAAGGCAGCACAGTAAAAAAGAGGGAGTGCAATGCTTGAGGAATTGATGAGGGAGTGCCGGAACTGGTTTGTAACACAGAATGGCGTCCATCTGGGCGAGTTCAGCATCAAGGGCGGGAGCATTGCGCTCCCTTTTTTGCGTGCCGGACAGTATTTCCGCGTTGTGGGCAGCGTTCTGAACGATGGCGTTTACCAGTACGGAGACTGTGCGCTTAGGGATGAGACCTTTGACGGGGCTATCTGGGCCATGGCCGTGCCTGCCGAATTTCTGCGCCTTGAAGAAGAAATCAAGGCGTGGCGCACGCAGTACGAGAACGCCGCAAACAGCCCATTCCAGAGTGAGAGCTTTGCCGGGTACAGTTACACCAAATCGAGCGCAAACGGCAATTCTGGCGGCTCTGTGACGGGCTGGCAGGGTGTATTTGCATCGCGGCTGAACAAGTGGAGGAAACTGTAATGAGAACCGATAAACTCGACGTCGATGTTACTGTAAATCTCAGCATGAACATTGACAAATCTACAGCTGAGGGATGCTTAAAAATCGTCGAAATGTTTGTGAACGCAAGCAATGCTCGCGTCGTTGCAGATAGAGAGCCAAATGGCGATGTGAGGTATCATTATGAGTTTACTTGATGATTTTTCGCATAGCTGCATCATCATGGACAAGCTGACAAAGCCTGACGGAGAAGGCGGCTATGCTACCGAGTGGAGAGAGGGCGCGGAGTTTGACAATTTCGTTTCGCTGGATAGCAGTTTGGAGGCCCGCCGTGCAGAAGCAGAGGGCGTGACCAGCGTATATACCGGCGTTGTCAACCGGGATGTGCCGATTGAGTATGGCAGCGTCTACAAAGACGTTGAAACAGGCGCGTATTATCGCGTAACAAGCCGCCCGGAAGAAAAGCAAGCCCCGAAAACAGCTTCCTCTATGCTGCGCAACTTAATGAGCTTTACGGCTGAACGCATGGGAGGGCTGCCGAAATGACAAAGGGCGCTGCACTACAGCAGTTTTTCGATAGCTTTCTTCCTGCGTATGCTACAAACGCCGTTCCGGACGACGTTGTACTCCCATACTTGACTTATGATGCGGTCTTTGACGCTGAAGGAGGCGCTCCGTCGCTTACGGTGAACCTGTGGTTCTATACGACGTCTGAGGCTGTCCCAAATGCCAAAGCGCAGGAAATCTCGGACGCTATCGGCATCGGCGGCAAGTTGCTGAAATTTGACGGTGGCTACATTTGGATTCGGCGCGGTTCTCCTTTCTGTCAAGCGCTGGCAGATGAAACAGACAAAAACATTAAACGGCGGTATTTGAACATTACCGCCGAATTTTTATGCCAAAATTGAGGTGAAAATATGGGTAAATTTACCGCTATTCCCAAAGATACGTTTGACGCATTGCAGCTTGACGCTGGTGTGCTGTTGAACACATTCAACCCAGCAAGCATTGCCGCTCCGCAGGACGGCGACATTATCTGCGCCACTACTGGCGGCATCAACGCCACTTGCGTTCCTACCTTCTCCGATTTGGGCGAGGACGTTGACAACTGCCCGGTCAATACCAAAGAGCTGAAACATCTGGACGGCTGGGAGTGCAAAATGTCCTTCACGGCTCTTGGCACGTCCCCTGACAACATCAAGATGGCTCTGGGCTGTGCAGACGTTACCACGAACAAGATTACGCCTCGCCGCGACTTGAAGCAAACCGACTTCAAAGACGAACTGTGGTGGGTAGGTGACCGCGCCGATGGTGGCTGCGTTGCTATCTGCCTGAAAAACGCTTTGTCCACTGGTGGCTTCTCGTTGCAGACTACCAAGAGCGGCAAGGGGCAGATTTCCTGTGAGCTGACTGGCCATGTCTCCATCACTGCGCAGGACGTTGTCCCTATGGAGTTCTACAGCATCGACAGCACGGAGGAATAAAAAATGCGACTGCTTTCTCAGATGACAACCGACGAGACCTGCGATGTCTTGTGCATCGCCGCCCCTCATATCCAGAACATGGCCGATGACAAAAACCTCATTGCAGAGGTTCAACGCAGGCTTCCCAAAGGGGAACATACGCAGATTGACGTCTATAGGTTCGGCCTTACGCGCGTTGTGAATCTTGTTCCCATCTTCTTGAAAGACCACAGAGAAGACGTATATGCGATTCTTTCTCTGTTTAACGGCCTTACCCCAGAAGAATGCGGAAAGCAGGGTTTCTTAAGCACGTTAGCGCAGATTAACGAGCTTGTGAAAGACGAGGACTTCGTTAATTTTTTCAAACAGTCTTTCGGTACGGCGCAGAAAGCGTAATAGTCGCAATCTTAAGCATGCCGAAACTGAGCGCCCGTGCGTTTATGTCGGCACTGCCATACCGAATCAAAGAAAAAACGGATGAAGTGGCATATCGTGTTTATATGTCGGATGTACTTATCACGATTACAAAAAACATGATAAAAACAGAAAGCGAGCCGAAAAGGTACTGGGATATAATCAATCCGCCGCCAGAAGAAACACGAACAGCGGATGAAATCAAAGAACACATGAAGAACAAGCTGAGAAAACTGGAAGAGCCGCCCCAAAAATAGGGCGGCTCATTTTAGAAGCAGTTTGTCATAATGGCTTTGTAGATTTTATCGTCTACCTCGATTAAAAAGCGTTTACCGCTTGCAACCCACTGGGGGTCTTCTTTCAGCTGAATTGCAATCTGATAAATGCCTTTTTGTTTTGCGGTGACTGCGCCAGCCACGAGACCAGCAGGCCCAAGAATGGCGCCGCCAACAAGACCACGCATCACACCAGAAGACATAGACTTCTTCTGAGATTCATCCATAACAGAATAATCTGCAACGGTGCTTCTGTCTAATGTGATTGCGGGCATCAATCCCATGTCGAGTTGAACCCGACCAAAAGAAAGATTGACCTTCTTTCCGACGTAATCTCCTGCGATAACTGCATTTTTAGCTTTTGCCATAGCAAAACACCTCCTAAAGCTAGGATACAGCATGGCTAACAAAAAATCAACAAGAAAGGAGTGAAAAGTTGGACGTATTTAATCTGAACGCAAAATTAAGTCTTGATACAGATGATTATGAACGGCAGTTAAACGATGCAAGCGGCAAAACAACATCTTTTTGGGATGTATTCAGCGGAACGTTTCTTGGAAATGCAGTTTTTGATGGCCTGAAAGCTGTGGGCAGCACGATTGTATCTGTTGGCAAATCGGCAGCAGGTGCAGCTCTCAATATTGGGAAAGCATCCCTGAGCAGTTACGCAGACTATGAGCAGCTTGTCGGCGGCGTAGAAACCTTGTACAAGGACAGCGCAAGTATTATTGAGGGCTATGCGAAGGACGCGTACAAGAACGTTGGCCTGTCTGCAAACGAGTACATGGAGACATCAACATCGTTTGCTGCGGCTCTGGTTTCAAGTTTGGGCGGCGATACACAAAAAGCCGCTGAAATGGCGAATACTGCAATTTCGGATATGTCCGATAATGCGAACAAGATGGGCACTAACATCTCGTCCATCCAAGACGCATATAACGGCTTTGCAAAGCAGAACTACACGATAAATCTAATGTCCGCTGCATAAGTGATTATGCAGTGAGCGTGCGTGAACCTACCAGGGGTGTGCAACTGAAAAGGCGGCAGGAAATGGCTGCATGAGACAGTTGTGCTAACAGGGGAAACCTAAACTGTTTATGGCTTTTACAGCATGGTCATCCTGTGCCAAGCTATGCTGTATCACAATTACACTTGCAAAGCAGGTGAAATTGTGATATAATACAAAGCATAGAAGGTCAAACGACTATCGGTTCGTCACCGAGTACAACGCCTATTGGTACGGCGTTGGAAGTGCGCACCAACTTTTTCTGAAAGGATTAAAAGCCGTGGAGATTTGGAAACAGATTCCCGATTTACCGGGATACTCAGTCAGCAATAAGGGCAGAGTTAAGAAAGATAGCACCGGACAAATAATGGTGCTTAGTAAAAATGCTGGATATTGCAGGATTACAATATCTAAGCATGTACACCGTCTTGTTGCTGATGCTTTTCTTGAAAAACCAGAGAACGAAGAAAGGTGCTGGGTTGACCACATAGACGGGAACCGCTCAAACAATGACGTTTCTAATTTAAGATGGGTGACACCTTCTGAAAACGCACTGTCGTATGGGTATCATTCCAGAATTAAAAATAAGAAACGCCAGGTAAGGGCAACACATCTCGACGGAAGGACAATCCTATTTGAATCCAGACAAGCGGCGGCTGAATACTTCCACTGTTCTGACAGTGAAATTAAGTACAACAGTCGATACCGCAAGAGGAATAAAAAAGGCTGGATTTTTGAAAAAGTTGAAGATATAGTCTAATCCCTTAAAAGCCATGTGCGGAAACGCGCGTGGCTTTTTATAATACCGGGAAACCGGGGGTAACGAAATGGTTAGACAACCTAAAGCTCGGCTACGGCGGCACGCAGGCTGAAATGAAGAGGTTGATAAAAGAAGCCGCTGCCATGAAAGACACGCAAGCGGAACTTGGCGTAACGGTTGATGCAACCAGTATGTCTTATGCGAATATTGTACAGGCGATTCACGTCGTACAGGCAAACATGGATATTATGGGGACGACCAGCAAAGAAGCTGCAACTACCATCCAAGGTAGTACAGCTTCGATGAAGAGCGCTTGGGAAAATCTGCTTACAGGCATTGCAGACCCAGAACAGGATGTTCAGCAGCTAATCAATAATTTCGTAGACAGTCTTCTTACTGCTGCTCAAAACATTTTGCCGCGTATTCAAGAAATTGTCCCGACGCTGATTAACGCCATGACAGAAATAGGTGCACAGTTGGCCCCTGTAGTCAGCACTGTTATCGAAGGCATGATGCCAACCGTCGTAGAAGGGATAGAGGCACTATTTAACGGCCTTGGATTTTTGGCAGACGAGTTACAGCCAATCATTGATGAATTATTCTCTTTTCTTGGCGATGCGATAGTAAATGCGCTGACAATCGCAATCGAAAATTCTGATTTTAGTGTAATTTTTGACATTTTCGATGAAATCAAAGAGGCGGTCAACGAAGTAATCCCTGTTATAGAGACCTTAGCTCCTGCCATTGGCGCGGTTGGCACTGCTATTGCTGGATGGCAAATTGGAACGAAAATCCAGAAGATGGTAACTGCTTTCGACGAGGCCAAAGTTGCGGTATCACTGTTTAGCATGGGCCTTTCTGATTCAGAGGTTGCACAAGGCGCTTTGGACGGTACGCTCAAAGGGTCGGAAGTTGTCGTTGGACTGCTTACTGGGAAAATTGATTTGCTTTCTTTGGCGCAAGGCAAACTCAAGGCTGCGCAGGCTGCACTAAACGCCGTTATGGCAGCTAACCCGATTGCAATTGTAATTACGCTGATTGCTGCTTTGATTGGCGTATTTGCTACTCTGTACGCAACGAACGAAGATTTCAGAAATAAAGTCAACGAAATTTTTAAGTTCGTAAAGACAACTGTTGTTACATTCTTCACAGAGACCGTTCCAGAGGCGATTAACAGCGCGATAGAGTGGTTCCAACAGCTCCCCGATAAAATATCTGAGTTCATGACAAACGCCATGCAGAGCATTGCTGACTGGGCTACACAAACGGCGGAAAATGCCCGCCAAGCTGGCAGTAATTTTATCAATGCTGTTGTAGAATTTTTCTCGCAACTCCCGTACAACTTAGGCGTATTTCTCGGCACAACGCTTGCAAACATCGTAATTTGGGCGATGGAAACGGCAGAGAATGCGCGGCAGGCTGGCTCCCAATTCTTGCAAAACGTAGTTGAGTTCTTTACGCAACTGCCCGGCAACGTTTTAATGTTCTTGTCTACCACGATCCAGAACGTCATTGCATGGGCTGGGCAAATGAAGTCCAACGCAATCGACGCTGCATCTATGTTCCTGAATAACGTAATTGAGTTTTTTACTCAGTTGCCAGGGAAAATTGCAGAGTGGTTTACAAAAACGATTGAAAAAGTCGTAGAGTGGGCCGAAGAATTGAGGAAAAACGGCGAACAGGCCGCAAAAGATTTGCTAGATGCTGTTGTTACGGGCCTTGAGGAATTACCCGGCAAAATATTTGATTTAGGCGTGAACGCGGCAAAGAGCTTGCTCGAGGGTATTAAGAGTATGGGCGGCTGGCTGAAAGAACAGGTCGGAAATTTTGTAGATGGCATGGTCTCCGGCTTTACCGGCACGGTGCAGACAAACGGCTCCCACGCTGGCGGTCTGGACTATGTTCCCTATAACGGCTACGTTGCAAACCTGCATCGCGGGGAAATGGTTCTGACGGCTAAAGAGGCCGACAGCTACCGAAAAGGCGAGAAAAACGCTGCTGTTGGCGGCGTAACTATTATCCAAAACATCTACAGTCAGGCCAAAACTGCGGCAGAGCTTATGCGCGAGGCGCAGTATGAGCAGCGGCGGGCGCTTATGATGGGTGCAATTTGAAAGAGGGTGAAGCATGTACACAGCAAGATTTGTGCGGGATGACGGCGAAACGCTGTATTTCGGCTATAATTACGGTTCTATCGTGAATATAGACCCTCTTTCGGATGTAGATGTTGATGTAGCGCTTTCGCAGGGCTTTCAACAGGTCGGCAAGACCTTTGAGAGCGCGACTGTCGGAGAAATCACGCGGGAAGTCAGCGGCTACCTGCTGGGCGACAGCAGAGTGATGAAGCGTAAAATGCTGCGCACCCTGACGCCAAACTCATTCGGCAAGCTGTATTTCGGCGACGGCTATTACTGCAACTGCACCGTGAAGAAAACCCCGGCTTTCAAGCAGCGCCGCTTTGACGCTGCTTTTCAGTTTACGGTTCTCTGCCCCTTCCCTTACTGGCTGGCAGCTGACCGCAAAGGGCAGCAGATTGGAAAGCTGACGCCGTCCTTCAAGTTCCCGGTGAACTACAAAAAGCACAAGTTCGGCGTTACAGACGGCAGTGTATTCATGAACTTTATCAATGACGGAGATACGGACGTTACGTTCTCTGTTATTTTCTACGCGCAGCTTCCGTTGAGCAATCCCGAAATCACGAATGTGGACACGCTGGAAAAGCTGAAAATCAACGAATCACTGCAAGCTGGCGAGTATATCACAGTAAGCCGGGAGGGCGCATCCAAGCGTCTGACCGTTATCAAAACGAGCGGTGACGTAGAAACTAACATCTACGGAAAGCTTGATGACGCAAGCAACCTGTACTACATTCGCGCGGGCGACAACATTCTCAAGCATTCCTACACGGACGGCGCTGAACACGCCTTGAATACGAGCGTTTTCTATAATGACGCCTATGTGGGGGTATTCGATGATATTATGTAGAGTATACGACCCTCAACTGAACAAGCTCGGGCAGATTGAAACGTTTGTCTCCCTTGTCTGGACGGAAAAATATAATCAGCTTGGCACGTTCCAGCTGGAATTGTCGCAGCAGCAGGAATACAGCGACCTCATGAAAGAGGACTATTACTGCGAAATCGACGACAGCGACACGCTTATGATTATAAAATCCGTGCAGACGGAGGGAAACAAAATCATTGTCAACGGCGCTCCTGCAACACGGCTTTTATCTGACCGCGTAAGCACCGCAGAGCTATCAAATATCAACGCAGAAACCGCTATGCGTACTCTTATTCATGATATGCAAGCGTGGCCCTGCGTGGCTCTTGGCGCGTCCTGCGGGCTTGCTGACAAGTTTGAGGCCCAAACGTCCGACCAGACCATTGAGGAATACTGCGAAAAAATAGCGCAGGCCGTTGACGCTGGTTTCAGGCTACGCTTTGACAAGCCGAATAGAAAACTGCTTTTTGAGGTATATAAACCGGGAGAAAGCCAGACCGTAAAGTTTTCGACATGGTTTCAAAACGTCGGCAATCTGGACTACTGCGTCTCAACAGCAAGCTACAAGAATGTTGCTATCGTTTCTGGCGCGGGCACAGGCGACGAGCGTATCACCGTCTATGCAGGCGACACGGCTTCAGCTGGCATTGACCGTCGCGAAATGTACGTAGACGCTCGGCAGGAGCAGCAGAAAAACGACGAAAGCCTAAAGGACTACAAAGCGCGGCTTGTGGAGTACGGGAAAGGCAAGTTGCTTGAGCAGCTGCGCCTTGAAACGCTGGACTTTGATATTGATTCCGACTGCGTGAACTTGGGAGACGTTGTTTCCTGCATTTTCCCAGAGCTGGGCATCAATGCGAAAGTCCGTATCATGGGAAAGACTATTACTGCGCAGAACAATGTCACACAGTACAGCGTTGAACTTGGGACACCTGTAATTACAAAGAGGTACTAAATGGCAATTATCACATATCCTCTGAACGATGTGGAGTACACGGCAGAAGATGCAGAGACCTACCTCTGCACCCGCACAAGCGGTGTATATGCTGCCGAATCGTTCCCCGCAACCGTTACAGAGGCACGAAAAATCACCATCGGGACAGGCATGGCCTGGATTAACAACGGCACGTTTAAAGGGAAAAGCGTTGTTAGCACTGAAAATGTATCTGTCGCAATCCCCATTGCGGACGGTGCGCTCCCCCGCATTGACAGAATCGTGCTTCGCTTTACTAAGAGCACTAACGAAAGCACATTTGAGGTAAAGACCGGCACACCCGCTTCAAGTCCTGTAGCGCCCACTCTAACGCGCTCCGAGCTGCTTTATGAGCTTGGTCTATACACTGTGTCTGTCCCTGCTGGCAGCCTTACAGTAAGCGCCGCAGACGTCACCAACACGATGCTTGATGAAAGTGTCTGCGGCCTTATGCGTGACGGCGTTACCGGGCTGCCGACTGGTACGTTGCAAAAGCAATATGAAGCTCTTATCAAGTCGATGGCGGACGAGATTGCAGCTATTAAGGCGGGCAGCGCTACCATGCTGAAAGACGTCTACGACCCTGCGGGGCTTGGCACATCTGCTACTGTACAGGTGTATAGCTGCGCCAAAACAGGCAACACTTTTGCACTGACTGGCTCTGGTGCTGTGGGCCGTTTCAAAGCACCTGCAACATTTACCAGCGGAGACGCATTCAGCATCAATGGCAAGGCTACGCCTGCGTATGTGGGCGCAAGCGCCGTTGACGCGGACACAATTGTCAAAGACAGATGGGTGCTGTTCACCTATGATGGCACACAGCTAAATTTTAACGGCGGCGGTGGTCTTGGCAATGCAAAGCTAGCACTGGCTACCGCCGAACCTGATGATGTGCTGGACGGTAAGAAGTATTACGCCAAAGATAAGACAATCAAGACTGGCAATTTGCCTATACAGCCCAAGACCGTCTCTCCTGTCTCCTACAGCGTCGGCAGCGGAAACCTCAATGCGCGTATTCCCAAGGGCGCTTATAAGGACGACGCTGGCGCAGGGTATCCAGAGGTTGCAATCCCTGTCGGCTCTGCTCCTGCGTCCGCAGTTCTGGAGGGCAACAATTTCACAAGCGCTGAAGCGGGCGTGAACGTTGGCGGCTCAATGCCAAATCAGGGCAACTGGGGAAGGACAATCAACCCGGGCGGCGTTGTCACAGTCCCGGGCGGCTACCACGCAGGTGGCGGTAAAGTGAGCGCGACGGGAATAAAAACCTCTACAGTATGGAAAACTTGTGGAGGAGGCCGAAACGGATTCTCCTTTACGGGCGGCACGCTCGTGGGCATTCAGTACGCCGGAAGCCCTGGCTCCGGTGAAAACAGTTTACAAGCCGCTGGCATAAGCAGCGGAAGCGAATACTGGGCGCAATGCGCGGCGGGAACAAGTGCAAGCATACAATTTATCCTTGCTTATTATTAAGGGGGCGTAAAATGGCAGCAACTATTTATGAACCGTTGTCTACAGCACATCTCAAATTGTGTACCGTAGACTTCGACAGCAGGCCAGACAAAAAGGTCGTGAATCTGGTTCAGTATGACCAGACCATTCCCGTTCTTTGCGTTTCGCTAAAAAAAGGCGGCACAGAGTATAAAGTCCCGTCTGACGCAGATGTAAACATCCGCATGGACAAGCGCGACGGCTATCATGTGTACAATCCTGCGCTCGGCGTGAATGCAGAGCGCACAATCGCATATTTTGCTGTCACTCCGCAAATGTCTACTGGATGGGGTGACTATTACCCGATTGTTGAAATCACTGTCAGCGGTGGCATTGCAGGCAGTGCGCCCATCTGGCTGCACTTCGACAGAAACCCTCTACCTGAAAATGCTATTATCAGCAGCGACGAGTACAAGACTATTCAGCAGCTCTTGGAAGATGTGACAGCTGTTAAGGCTGCCACAGAGCAGATTAAGGCCCAGACTGAGGCCGTTAGAGACCAAGCCAAGGGATTCGCCGACAATGCCAAGAACAGTGCGGACAAGGCACAGACCCTCGTTGACGGGATGCCCTCTGACTACAGTCAGGCTATGAAAGACATTGGCACGCTGAAAAACCAGATGCAGCGTGCCTACCCAGATGACAGCACCATTGGTGAAAATCCGTGGAGCAGCAAGAACATCGTGGATATGCTTTGCCCGCCGCTGGAAGAAAGCGGAAACCCTGTTGTGTGCTACCCTGTGGCGGGATACCCGCTGGTGGTAAAAGCGAAGTGGGAACCGGTGCAGGAGGGCACGGGAACGCCGTCACCGGAGAACATCCGTCCCATCAAGGGCAGGGACAGCGTGAAGGTGGAGCGGTGCGGGGAGAATCTGCTGAATATAAACTCATTTAATAAATTCACAGTTAACGGAATCACATATGAGTATGTTCCGGATGGTGGTATTCATGTATCCGGCACAGCAACGAGTAATACAAGCAGCCAAACGTTTCCGGTTTGGCATCTGCCGACCGGAAAATACCACGGACTGGATGCAGGTGAAGGAATTCTCTCTTTTCTTGTAGTGCATAGAAATGGGAAAGACTTGTGGCTAACGGCAAAAGGTATTTTTGAGATTTTGGCTGGGGACGTAACCATGTATTGGTACATGGTTACGATTGCCGGCACAACGGTTGACAAGACAGTATATCCGTACATCGTTCCCGGCACCACCGCCCCCACCACCTACAAACCATACATCAGGCAGACCGCCACCCTGACCCTGCCCGAAACCGTGTATGGCGGTGAGGTGGTCGCGGTGACGGGAGGGGGACAGGAGACGTGGAAAACGTTGACGCTGGACGGGACAGAAGGTTGGGCAATTAGAGATACACTTATTGGTGTGTACAACTTACTATCGCCGACAGATAACGGGAAAGGAATATGTACACATTTCGACGTTAAAAGGAATTATTCTGGTGATTGCATAATTATCGAAAAAAATGGTACTGTATATTTAGGACGTGCGTTATTTGATAAATATACCGTGGATACATGGCGTGCCTACCTTGCCGCCCAGAACGCCGCAGGCACGCCTGTACAAATTACTTACAAGCTGGCAGAGCCTGTGCCCTTCACTGCGACAGGCGCACAGCCCATCCCCGCGATTGCGGGAGTAAACACCGTGCTGACCGATGCCGACAGCGCGACTGTGACGGGACGCGCAGACCCAATAAAGAGAATCACTGATTTGGAAGATGCAGTAGCATCTCAAACATGAAAGGAGAAATCACTATGGCGATTAAAAGTAAAGCACGGCACGATTTGACGCTGCGCAGCATCAAGCGAGAGATTGCAGCAGGACGTGACGTTGCATTTTGGCTTGACAAAGCATACACGCACTACGACAACGGCCTGCTGGATGAGGCGGACATTGCCGAGGTGGAGACGCTGGCGCAGGCGTATTATGATGCGGTGGACGCGAGAGAGCGCGCAGACGAGGTTACGGAGACGCCGGATGTGCCGGAGGTTGACGGCGCTGAAAATACCACAGACGAAGAAAACGACACCAACGAAAAGGAGAGTGAAACCAATGAAGGATGAAATGATCCGGTCGCCCGAAATGGACGAGGAGCTGTCGAACGGGAAGGGAGAGGACGAGAATGAGTGATTCTGCACTGGCCGTTTACACGGCCATCAGCCCGAACTGCAACCGGCCCCGCAGCCAGCCAATCAGCAAGATTACCGTTCATCACATGGCTGGCAACATGACGCTTGAATCTTTCGGCGCTCTTGTCGGCAAGCCCTCCCGCCAGATGAGCGCAAACTACGCCATCGAATCCAGCGGGCGTATCGGGCTGTTCTGCCACGAGGCGGACAGGTCGTGGTGCAGTTCCAGCCCGTGGAACGACCACCGGGCTATTACGATTGAGGTGGCGAACGACAGCGGCGCACCGGACTGGCACGTCAGCGACAAGGCGTATGCCGCCCTGCTCGACCTTTGCACCGACATTTGCCGTCGCAACGGCATCAAGGAGCTGACCTACACCGGCGACAAGAACGGCTCGCTCACGATGCACTGCTTCTACGCGGCTACCGCCTGCCCCGGCCCCTATCTCAAGAGCAAGTTCCCGGGAATTGCGGCACAGGTCACGAAGCGCTTGAAGGGCGACGTGGCCGACGCTGAACCCGCCAAGACGAATGAGGAAAACTTCATCTCCGTCATGGCCGAGAAGTGCCAGAGCCGCTGCCTGAACGCACATCTTCTGCCGTCGCTGTGCATTGCGCAGGCTTGCCTTGAAAGCGCCTACGGCACGAGCGAGCTTGCAGTACAGGCCAACAACCTGTTCGGCATCAAGGCCAGCAATTGGAGCGGCAGAGTGTACAACAAGGCCACGAAGGAGTGGGACGGCAGCAAGTACATCACCATCACGGCGGGGTTCCGCGCCTACGATACGATGGTCGCCTGCGTCGAGGACTACATCAAGAAGCTGACGACCATGCCGCGCTATTCCAATCTGGTCGGCTGTACCGACATCAACAAGGCGTGCGAGTACATCCGCGCCGACGGCTGGGCGACCAGCCCGACCTACACGTCGAGCTTGCTGGCCGTCGTAAAGCAGTTCAACCTGACACGGTACGATGCCGCCATCAAAGAGGACAAGCCCGCCGCGCCGACGCATCAGGAGGTATGGCTGGATCACGTCGTCCTGCCGAACGCTGCGGCGATGGAGTTCTACGCGGTTGCCAAAAAGTACAACCTCGATAACGACAGGGCGTATCACGCTAAATTTGTGGAGGTGTGATGCCGATGCAGCACGTATTTTCGTTTACGATTGCGGAAGCCTGGGCGTTTTTAATTTACGCGGCGGGCGCTGCCGCCGGACTGTATGCCGGGGGCGTTGCCATCAGCAAAGTCATCACTGCCATAAAAAAGCCGAAAGCCGACCAGGACAAACGCATTACCAAGCTTGAAGAGCGGGTGAACGCCATGGAGGGATTTTTGAAAAAAGACAAACTGCGGCTTGACCGCATGGACGAGGGGCAGCATGTGACCATGCAGGCGTTGCTGGCCCTGCTTGACCACAATCTGGATGGGAACAACATTGACCAGATGCAGAAAGCAAAGGAAGCCTTGCAAAATCATCTGATCGGCTGAAAGGGAGTGCATATCAATGGGCGATTTTTTAAAAAATCTGGCAGCGCTTATCAAGGTAAAAACCATTGTGACGCTGGTTGTCGTTGCAGTGTTTGCGGCATTGGCGCTGCGTGAGAAATTACAGCCTGACACGGTCATGACCATTGTGACAATGGTCGTGGCCTTTTATTTTGGCACACAGACCGAAAGCAAGAACAAGAAGGATGAGTAATCATGCCAAAGTTTGATTTTGTCGGCGGTTTGCTGACCGATGAAGAAACGGATGTTTTGCAGCTTCGGCGGCGCGGCTGGCGCAATGCTGATATTGCGGCAGAACTGAATTGCAGCGAGCGCACGGTAAAACGGCGCGTACACAGCATCAAAAACAAAATAGGCTGATTTAATGGGCGCGGCTGCTTTTGTGGCCGCGCTTTTTTTATTTTGTCCCAAAGACGGCACAATGTTGGCACTTTACTGGCCTACGTTGTGCCGCCTTTTTTTGTACAATTAAGGAAAAAGGAGCAGTGCAGATGGCATACAGGCAAATCAACCTAAACCCAGAGCAAAAGCGCGTTGGCGATTGTACTGTCAGAGCCATTGCAGCCGCAACGGATCAAGAGTGGGAGGCTGTATATGCGGCGCTGGTGCTGGCAGGATTTGAACTGCATGATATGCCGTCTGCAAACTATGTTTGGGGCCACTATCTTCGGCGGTGCGGGTGGAACCGTTCGGCAATTCCGAACAGTTGCCCGGACTGTTACACAGTGGCGCAGTTTGCAAAAGACCACCCGGACGGCACGTACATTTTGGCAATGGCTACGCATGTTGTGTGCGTGCAGAATGGGGATTGGCTAGATACATGGGACAGCGGAGATGAAGTGCCGCTGTACTACTGGCAGAAAGGATGATTGACTATGGCGTTTGGCGTACCGTATCAGCCCGGCTATATGCCGAACTATTATCCAATGGGGCAGCAGATGCCGTCGGCCATGCCCGATCAACTCGCACAGCTCCGACAGGCGGCATATCCGCAGCAGCAACAGACTGCACAGCAGACTGCTCCCATTATTTGGGTGCAGGGAGAAGAAGCGGCAAAGTCGTATCTTTGTGCGCCGGGGAACAGCGTGCTTTTGATGGACAGCGAGAAAAGCTCGTTCTATATCAAAACAGTGGATGCCAGCGGTATGCCGCAGCCGTTGCGCATCTTCGATTATACGGAACGCACAGCGGCACAGAAACAGCCCACACAGGCCGCGCAAGCGCAAGCCGGAGAGTTTGTCACCCGTGCAGAGTTTGACGCTCTGGCAGCCCGCTTTGACGCGCTGGCGGCAGATAAACCACTGACAAAGAAAAAGGAGAGCGAAAATGCCAAATCCACTGTTTAATGCTTTAGGCGGCGGGCGTATGCCCGGCCCGATGGGACAATTTCAGCAGATGATGCAGCAGTTTCAGCAGTTCCGACAGAATTTTCAAGGCGACCCGAAGCAGGAAGTTCAAAAGCTGCTGCAATCTGGAAAAATGAGCCAGCAACAGCTAAATCAGCTGCAAGCGATGGCGCAACAATTTCAGGGATTCTTAAAATAGGTTCAAACCGTGCGCACGGTGAACAATACATTCAACTTTTGAAAGGAGTTTCAACATGAGTCTTTCTTCGGACGGCACTGTTATGACAATGCCTGTTCAGCCCGCGAATACCAACAGCGGCAATGGCTGGGGTTTTGGAGGCGACGGCGCGTGGTGGATTATTATTCTGTTCTTGTTCGTATTTTGCGGCTGGGGCGGTAACTGGGGTGGAAATGGCGGCTTTGGTGCTGGCAACGGCGCTGGGGTGGTTGACGGCTATGTGCTGACCTCTGATTTCGCCAACGTTGAGCGAAAAATCGACAGTGTGAACGATGGCCTGTGCAATGGTTTCTACCAGCAGGCGCAGCTTGTAAACGGTGTGCAGAACGCTATGCAGCAGGGCTTTATGTCGGCTGAAATCAGCCGTGCAAATCAGCAGGCGGCGTTTATGCAGCAGCTGAATGCCATGCAGATGCAGCAGGCCAACTGCTGCTGCGAGACCCGCTCGGCAATCCAGGGAGTGAATTACAACCTGGCCACGCAGGCATGCGAGACACGGCAGAGCATCAACACTGGCACACGAGACATCATCGACAACCAGAACGCCAATGCGAGAGCGATTTTGGACGCGATGACCGCACAGCGCATCGAAGCTAAGGACGCCAAGATTGCCGAGCAGAACCAGCAGATTTTCGCTGCTCAGCTTGCCGCAAGTCAGGCGGCGCAGAACAGCTATCTGCTGAACCAGCTGCGCCCATTGCCGGTGCCCGCCTACCAGTCTTGCAACCCCTGGGCAGCTGGCACTTATAACGGCTGCAACGGCTGCGGCTGCTAAAACCGAATACGGCAACTTGTCGGAACATCTGACATGTTCGGCCCCGTGCCGATAGTGCAAAATGTGGCGGGGCAATCGTCCCGCCACTATCTTTTTTTGAAAGGAATGATTTTATGGCTGAATTTACAAACGCCAATACCGTGAGCGTGGCAGCAGGCCAGAACGTGCCGCTGACTGAAACGGCAGTAGCGGGTAAGGGTTGTGTCGTACACAGAGAGGGCGCCGGTATTGTTACGCTGCGCGGCATTACAAACCAGTGCAAAGCTCGTTTCAAAGTGGGCTTCGGTGCAAACGTTGCTATCCCTACCGGCGGCACAGTGGAAGCTATTACGGCGGCGCTTGCCATCAACGGTGAACCGCTGAACAGTGCGACTGCAACCGTGACACCGGCAGCAGTAGAAAACTACTTTAATATCTATGTGACGTCTTTCGTGGAAGTTCCGCGCGGCTGCTGCCTGACCGTTGCCGCCGAAAATACAAGCACACAAACCGTTTTGTTTGCGAACGCAAACTTTGTGGTTGAGAGAGTGAGCTGAAAGGAGCGCTATTATGAGTATGAAAGTTATGTACGATTTGAAGGACATGCTGTGCGCAGAGCTTGACGAAATCGGCAAAAAAGGCGAAATGTCTGCTGGCGACTTGGAAACTGTTCACAAGCTGACCGACACCATCAAGAACATCGACAAAATCACCATGCTGGAAGAAAGCGGCTACAGCCGCGATGAAGATTACAGCCGGGATGGTGATTGGAGCGCCAACATGCGCGGCAATTATGGACGCGGCAGCAGCTATGCGCGGCGTGGTTCGCATTATGTGCGCGGCCATTACAGCCGAGACGATGCGCGAGACAGCATGATGCGAAAGCTGGAAGACATGTTACGAAACGTTGATGGATATGACCGCGAGACTATCCAGCATTGCATCGATGAGCTGAAAAACACTTGACGGAGGTGTCGGCTATGGTGGACGTGCGAGAGATTGACGGCGCTATAGCCGAAATCGAAAACAGCGAACTTACCATGACCAGAGTTAAAAATTTGGCGGCGCTGTATGTTGTGAAAAATCAGCAACTTGCAGATGTATCCCATGCCCCACAAAAAGCAGAACGGCAAGAGCCTGTGCGTTACTACGAATCGGCAGAGCCGTCTACAAGGGCTGCTGTTGGTGGCAGTGACTTTTTACGGGCTGTTTCAAACGTAGACACCACAGCGGCGCTAAACGTGCTTGATGAGCTTATGTCGGCCTTGTATGTAGCGAACCCTAAAGTTTATAATGGCGTAATGCGGAAATTGGAGCGTTTACAGGATGAGTGAATTTTTGGAGATTGTAAAAAAGGCCGATACCGGGCGAGTGTGGCGTGTGCTGGATGAGTTTATGGATGCGCTGAAAGAAGCACGTCCGGATGTGTATAATGATTTGGTACACAGTTTGCAGAGAAAATAGGTAAGTGTGTACTAAAACGTGTACTTGAAAAAGAAAATGCCGTAGATTTAAACGAATCTACGGCATTTGTTGTGGTCGAGGTGACAGGACTCGAAC